TCCACACCAAAAAAACTGTGTACTCCGTTATCATCTATATTACCAACAGCAGCAGATTTCCAGCCATAAGGGTGGTCGTCTAAGCCTACCCACATAACATCAACGTGGTATTTATTGCTAAATACATAGTCGTCTACATTTTCTGCTCTTTCTAAAATTATATGCCCAAGCTTTACAACAGCGTGGTCGTTTTCTCCTAAGGCTTCTATTTTAGCTTCAGCAGTTTCTTGGTCTTTAAATTCGTATTTTCCTATTTTCATAATTAAGTTGTTAAACAAGTTAGTTCTGCATCTGTTAAAGCCTCTTTATATACTGCAAGGCATTTTATTTTTCCGTTAAATTCGAATTGGTCGCCTCTATTTGTTTCAAAAACAAACATTCCGCTGGGCATAGTACCAGATGTGTCTGTTGCTACTTCACTACCATTAAACCAAAGTGCCATATCATTAGCCTTATATTTTAAAGCTATTTTATTATATTGTGTCAAATCTGGTGCTGTATAGGACATTGATGTTTGGTGCGATCCACCATCAACAACAAATGCTTTTAAAACATTGCTTGTTTCATCCCATTCTAAACAAACCCTATTGCTTAGTGAGTTATCAGTTAAAGCTATGTTTCTTGTAGTTCCATCGTTAGCAAGTGCAGCGGCTTCTACATATAAAACACCCTCTGACGAGTTTATAAATTCCAATAAACCACCACTTATAGCTGACAAAGAGCTTGTCCTCGTTACTGTTCCGCTTGTTGTTGGGATGTAAGAAGTAGCGTAAGATAAGGCTTCAATTTGTGCGTTTGTAACTGAACCGCTAACTGTACAAGTCAATGTTCCACTTGAGGGAGTAAAACTCAAACTAACCCTATTATTAGCACCAGTACCATTAATTGTGGCACTATGTGTACCACTTAAAGTAATTGAGCCAGTACCATAAAAAGAAATAGTATGACTTGCAGCAGATGTAGTAACGCTTTGTGTTGATAAAGTAGCTGAATTTAAAAATAAATTAGTTGATTGTGGCTCAAACAAAATATGCCCAACTCCACCAGTATAGTCAATTCTTGGTAACGCAGCATCTACAGTTTCTACATTTCCACTCTCGTTTACCCTTGTTTTATTAGTACGCGTTTGAGTTGTAAAGTCGGCTTTTGATATTTTTTTTACAATTATGTTATCTACCGAGCCAACAAAAGCTGGGGTTTTTCCACCTGGGTTTACTCTAATAGATACAGCAGTATTTCCATTGGCTCTAATTATTTCTGTGTAAGTACCAGCAGTAGTTCTATTTGTGCCAAGCGCATCTCCCCCACCACCAGTAAAACCAATTGCACAAGCACTCCCAGAGGTATAAGAAGTTATTGTAAAAGTAACTTCGTATTCTTGTAAGTTGTTAAATGTACCACTTTGTGATAAAAGAGTAAAACCACTTTGTGAACCATCGCAACTTGCAACCCCACCACTAATAGACCATCCACCTCCTTTAGTCCAATCGCTGTCAGTAGCAAAATCTCCATTTACAATAGAGTTATCTCCAATTGTTCTTGGCGGTTTGACTGGGAACAAAGTGTTTTCCGCATAGGCGGTAGGTGTCAGTACTATACTTGCTTTGCTTAATAAATTACTCATTATTCACAATTTTCTAAAGATGTTAATATTGCAGTTGTACCAGTAACATTCTCGTAATACGTTGCTCTGGCTTGTAAAGCTGAGAGTAAATCTGGTATTTCACTTGTTACAGAAAGGGCATAATAAATACCACCCCATCCATTTTCGTTTGGGTTTCCCCACCAAGTTGTTTCGTAAATCTTTCCGTAGCTCATATCATTATAACTTTTTTAATTTTACCCTCGCTTACTGTGTAAGTTGTAGGTATGCTTGTTATTACGTTTGTTGTATCGTCTGCAAATGTTTCTGTAATCTTTACCACTCCGCTTGGTGTTGTAATGCTACAAACATCAGCATTTCTTGTAGCCGTTCCGCTTGTGGTTTCTATGTAGCTTGTTAAACTTGCACCCTCCTCTACTTGACAACCCCATAAATAAACAAAAGCACTTGTAGAAGTGTCGGTGTCATCTACGTCTCCAGTCGTACCCCTTGGGCTAAATACTGTTGTTATTGTTGCTGCGGTGTCAGTATTGTAAACAATAGAAAGCCTATACCATCCGCTGCCGTAGTTTTCGACCTTAGAACTTGTCACAGTAAAACCGCTTCCATCTGCGCTTGTTGTTAGTGTGTTATTGCTAAATTGATATATACCATTAACTTGATTTAAGCCAGAACCTTGAGCTCTAAAAGCAAAAAAATCGCCTTCGCCTTGCTTTACAAAAACAGAAGTACAAGCATCTAAAGCACTTGAAGCACTTTTATTAACATTATCAAATAAAAAATTATTTGTGTTTATTGTTGAGCCTCTTTGTATTTTGTCTGCTGTTAGTTCTCCAGTTGGTGCTGTAACTTGGTTTGCTGTTACTGTTATGTCTGCTTTTTTAGTCCAAGCTGCATCGCTAAACTGCTCAGATCTTACTTGTCTGTTTGTTCTTGCTGGTTCTATAAGTAAACTTGGGCAATCACTATTTAGCCAATTAAGCCTTGGTATATCATTTCCCATTAACTCAATTAAGCCATCTTTACGAACTCTTGTACCATCGGTTGGCGTGTTTCTATCATAAGTTAAATCCCCACTACCATCACTTGGCAATACAGAATAAACCTTTGTGGCTTTATATCCGCTTGGTATTAATGCTAAAATAGGGTTACTCATTCTTTTTCTTTTTTATCTCTTGCTTTTTTAAAGTTTCAAGAATATATTTTTTTAGTTTACTAAGGTTTGTTTCTTTTACCTTATATCTCATAATACCCAGCCTTTAAAGGTTGTGTCTGTGTCTGGATCAATATCCTCGTTACTATTTGTGTTGTACTCTGGAAACAAGTTATCGTTAAAACTAAGGTAATCAACTAATCTTGTAGAATAGTAGTTAGCGTATTCTCTCGCCTTAGATACTAAGTAATCTACTTCGTTTTTATCTACGTTCTGTGCGGTTTCGCTTGAGTGCTTAAACACACCACCATTTTTAATTTGATATGCAGCAAAAGGTATATAGTTCATTTGTGCAAACCATATTAAAGTAGGTTGAACGTATTTGTTTACTAAGGTTAAGTAATTACCAGTTAAACCAGTACCACCAGCAGCACCAGCAGCTATATCTGTACCTATTTTGTTGTAGAGGTCTGTGCCTAACAAATTCTGAATGTCGATTTGCTGTGCCACCTTGATAAATTGAATATATTTGTCTACATCAACATTACCATCAATGATAGAGTTTTTAACTAAGTCCGTTCTGTTTATAAATAATACTGTTGCCATTAGTTCTTAAATCCTATTTTGTTCCAATATTCAGCGGTATAACCTTTATACTTCATATCCTTTGGTGCTACTGGTACTTTCTGAGCGTTTGCCTCTGGTTTAAAACCTCTTGACCTTGCTTCTGTGGTTGTGATCGCATCGCCTAAGCCTTTAGCACCATCCTTGCGCACATACGTCTTTCTAAGCCATTTGTGTTGGCATCTTGCACCGCCCTTATACAACCATATTGAATAAGTATCGCTACCGCCCTTACCAAAACCAGCATTGACTGCTTTTGTGTCCATTGAGATAATATCTTCCTTGCGGTAAACCTTTTTAGCATCTACCATCTTTTTACAGAATGGTCTTGAGTTTGCGCTGTATCTTTGTGGGCTGTACATATACCTTACTAAAAAAGTGTTACCTTCTTCAGCTTCTTGTTTGCTTTCGCCATCTTGTTCGCTTTCTCTAAAAGGCTTTGCACTACCAGTACTTACAAACTCCCATATTTTAGCAAGTGTGCTTTTTTCTTTAGGTTTGTTTAAGTCCGTTATAACCTCGTCTAAGCCATCTTCTTCGTCATAGTTTACCTCTCGCTCATCCATTACATCAAAGTCGCTTAAAAGGTCTGTTTCGTCCTCTCCTAAGTCAATTAAGGCGTCTGCTATATCGCTACCTAACTCTTTTGGCAAATCTTTGGCTAATTTTACGCCAGTTTCTTCTTCTCTTGTTTCTTCGTCCTCTACGTTTTCAAGGTCTGTAAATTCAAGGGGTTGTAAGGTCTTAAAGTATAGTTTTAAAGAGATATTATTATAAGCTAATATACTATCAAAGGCATCTAATAAAAGGTGCTGAAATGGTCTAATAACTGTGTTGTCCATAAGCACCGATGCGGTTTGTAGTTCGTCTGCGTTATTACCCAAACCAGTACTGTCTTTAATTCCTAAAAGCATAGGACTTACAACTCTATGCGCTACCATTATTTTCTTGCCACTCTCATCACTTAAGAATTGGTATTGGTTATGCGCATCACTTAATTGTATTGGCTCTATTGTAGCTTGGCTCTCTGCGTTATCATTGAACGCAAGTATAAACTTACCAGCGTTGCTTGAGCCACTAAATTTAGAGTATATGCGGTTTTCTAAGTTTTGACGTTCCTCAGCGTTTGGTGTACCATTGTTAAAATTAATTAACATAGATGGTGCTAAACCATTAAGGATGTTGTTTAAGTGGTAGTTAGATATTTCTTCTTCTAACTCTGCGTATTGTAAACCACCTTGATAGTCTGGACTTGAATAGTACTTATATCCCGCTCTGTAAGGCTTTATGTAAATAATCTCAATACTTTCGTTTGAATAACCAAAAGCTGGTATGCGTTTTAGTTCTGTTCTTTGTTTTACCTTACTCCAATCATCACTATAATAGTAGCCAGTTATTTCGCCTTTCTCGTTGCATTTTTCTGCCCTTAAATTTTCTACTGGTATGTGTTCTACTTGTGCGATTGTTTTTCTGTCCTTTGAGTAAATGACTTGTATTGAACATTGACCCATAAGCTTTAAATCGTAACACAACTTGCGCACACAATCCTTTTTAAATAAAGAAATCATTTTAGCGTAAGCCTCTGGCTTTTTATTGCTGTCTAAAGCGTCTAAGCCTTTTCCGTAAATCATTTGGCTAACACCATTGATTATGGCGTTGTTAGTAGGGCTTCCGTTGTAGCGGTCTATAAGGTATTGAAAGTAGTTGTTGTCGCTTCCATAGGCTACCCATTGTTTGTTGGATTTCTCTACAATCTCTGGACTTGTGTAACTGCTTAAATTAACTATTCTTAAATCGTTCATATAATAATGTAATCGTTATCGAAGCTATTCTCTGTGGTGTATTCGCCACTATTTACAGAATAGTAATCGTTGTTAGCTTGGTTTATAGTTTGATCTGTGCAAAATACTTTGTCTTTGTAAATTACAGCAGCACCATTCTTTACCTCAAGCATATAAAAATCGCCTTCAGTTAATGTAC